GGAGCCATAAAAGAGCGTGATGCTAGATCTCGTGGAGAAGTTAGCCAATTAAGTGAAGCTGACTTTGATGCGCTTGCTAAAGAAGCGCAGCGCAAACGTAAAAGAAAACCTAAGGTAACACCTGAGCCAGCACCTACCCCTGAGCCTGAGGTAACGGCAGAGGCTTCTGCAACATTTATGCCCAGGAGATTCGTTGGAGAAGGTGCTATAACAGCACCTCCATTCTTTCAGCAATTTTCACCTGATCAATACGAAGATGGTCGATTTATTGATTTGGAAACCAAACAAGATTTAAGTGACCAAACCTTTGAGGGGGGTAGTATACGAATTGAAAAAGGTCGCCCAGTTTTAGAAACTAGTGATAATGCAAGCAATACAATTATTGACAAGAAGGCTTCTGAAGAGGGTTCGCTAGTAAGGACAAATTTATTTAAACAAAAAGCTGGATGGAAATGGACTAAAGCTCCTGACGAAGCACCAAGTACGATAGTTTCAGTAGAACAAGGTTCTAAACATTTTTACACTTTGGATTTTACTAGCTCCAAACCACTTACCCTTAAAACTTATCCCGACAAAAAGAGTGAACCCAGAGGAAGACCCACTACTAGAGGCAAGGTAAAACTTGGTAAGGTTATAGGAGAAATTGATATAAGGGGCAAGAAACACTCAGTTTACGACAAGGTGAGTGTCGGAGAACCAGAGGTAACCGCAGGGGCTACCCCCGCAGGTGGCCAAGGGGAACAAACCGCTTCACAAGCAGAAGCTAGTAGGATACAGAATTTCATCGAGGATACCTTCGGTGAAATAGTCAGTAAGATTGGGACTTCCATAAACGTAAATCCTAACCTTGAACGTGTAGCCAGGTACAATGCAACCACTGGAGTTATTGAAATAAACTCAGCTAAGATTGTAGAGCTACAGTCTGCTGGGCAAATAGACATTGTTGATGACGCTTACATCAAGTCCGTGATGCGTGAGGAGATGATTCACGCAGCAATGTCCAAGATTATCTTACAAAAAGCCAAGGGAAAAAAAGAGGGCGAAGCCTTTCAGTCCTTTATGTCCAGCTTAGGCAAAAGCCTTACACCAGAACAACGTACAGCTATTGCAGAGGTTTACTCAGGTCTGGAGACAGACGCACAGTTCGGTGCTGAATACAGCCGTGCTGCCATACAACAGTTACTGTACGGTGACGTTACTGAAAGTTTTATTACACAAGGTCCAGCATTTACAAAGCTAAAGAACTTACTTCGTTCTGTTCAGTCCTATCTAGCTAAAACCTTTGGAGCTGATGTTACTACTGATCCAGAGGCAGCAGGTATTATACGTGCTTCTGCGGAGCTTTTACAAGCAGCTGATCCCAATGCTAGGCCGACGAACCAAAAGATTGTTGACCAGTCCCTAGCGTACTCAGTTAGCGTTAATCCTAATGCTGAAGTAACATCACAAGAGGTAGCCGAGTCAGGCAAACCACCTAGTCAAAAGAAACTAAACCTTAACTTTGCACGTAAGTATTTATTTACATTAAGTTCTGTGCTTAACTCGATACACCCTCGACTAAAGAGACTTGTCAGGGATTACTACGGTGCAATACAAGGACGTGTACTTAATTACCAAACAAGGACTGCACCATTCTTTAAAAAATACAGAGGCATTAAAAACGAAAAGGACAAGAGAAGACTTAAGCAGTTACTTCTGTACAGTCCACCTGGTGATCCCGAAGCTGATCCACTCATTCAAGAACAAAATAAATTGCTACGCAAGTACGATATGCTCAATGATTACAATCTTGAGGTGCGTCCAGTGCTTGATGAACTACGAGCTAACCTAGAGGCTGAGGGTGTAGATATTGGTTACTTACCTGAGTATATGCCTCGCAGGATTAAGGATCTTGATAAGGTTAAAAACCGTTCTGGCAACGAACTAAATGAAGCCTTTGAAAATTACATTGACGAGAGAAATAAAAAAATAGAAAAGGCAAGACTTGATGTTTTAGAGGACCAATTAAATGGACGTACACCAACTGAGGCTAACTTAAAATTAGCTGGAGAGGTAGTTATTGAAATTGGTTCCGACAGAACAGCTGCATTCGAAGCACAGCAGTGGGATGTGTTTACAATGGGTACAAAGACTCGTGGTGGTTCAAAGATTCCTGGTAATTTAAAAGAAAGAACTGCATATTTAGATGACGTCATTCCTGATGATTTACTGGATGCTTACGAGGACCCATCGGTGGCAATGGAGAACTACATATTTAATATAGTGTCAGCAACAGAGAATGTTAAATTAGTAGGACGTAGATTCACAACTGAGGGTGACAAGATTAAAGTGCCAGTTGCCAGTGAGCTTGGTAAGTTAATACAAGAGCTTCGTGCTAATGGTGAAATATCTAACGAGAATGCTGACTATACTGTGCCCGACATATTTAGAATGATTCTAACTGCACAGCAGGGTGAAAGGATTTATTTACAAATAGCAAGAACATTTGGATACGGCACACTTCTGGTTGAGTTCACATCAACACTGTCACAGCTTTATGACCTTCCATTTATTATGCTGGACAACGGTGTACTTGGAACAGCTGGAGCTATGTTTGGACAAAGACTCAAGGGTGAGGACTTCGGCATTGACACACAGCAGGTCAGCGCTGAGTTCTCAAGTGACAACAGGGCTTTAGAAAAAGCTGTTAGGCTTGGACTAAAGGCTACTGGGTTTACCAAGTTGGACCAGATAATGAAGGAGACCAACCTTACTGCTAACTACAACCGATACAGAAAACTATCTCGTGGTTACTACAAGGACCGCAACTCTTCTAACTCCAAAAAGTTTGTGGCTGAGTTAACAGCTATGGGTTACAGTGAACAAGAGCAGGTAAAACTTATTGCTGACCTTAAGGAGGGTAACAGAAACTCAGCCTACATACGTAGTCTACTGTTCAACAAACTGGCTGAGACACAACCTTTGACACAGGCTGAAATGGCTCTAGGTATTGTTAACAATCCCAACCTAAGGTTGTTTGTAGCTATGAAGTCCTTTATGATTAAGCAACTTAACTTTGTTAAGGATCGTATGTTAGTAAATATGGCTAGAGGAACTAAAGCTCAAAGAATAAAAGCATCCAAGGATCTAGCATTGTTACTTACATTTATGGTTATGGCTGGATTTCCAGTGGACGCACTCAAGGACTTTCTTGCTGGAAGGATTGGGTATATGAGTGACTATCTTTTCAATGGCATCTTCCGCATAGCTGGAGTCAGCAGATATACTGCTTTTCAAATCCGTAAAGAAGGTGCTGGAGAGGCCTTGCTTGACTTTACTTTACCAGTAGCCGTGCAACAGTTTACCGACATACTTGGTGAAGTTGGTCGTGTCACAAGTGGAGAGAGGGCAATTACTGAAAGTAAGTTTGTTACCCTGCTACCATTCTCTGATGTTATTAATAGGATATTTGGATTCCGAAAGGAGAGAGAGCGCAGAGAGTATATGAGAAGGGCACGTGAAGGAGAACGTCCGTTCTTAATTCCTCCTGGTGCTATATAAAAAGCCCCACCCCCAATCAACTAAGGGTGAGGCTACCTTACCACTGAGGAATCAAATAGGAGAACTACACTGCTAAAACTCCCGCTGTGGATTACTCCGTCAGCTTACCTCAAAGTTATTATACATTGTAGGATTCAACTAGATTCTTGAGTTGACGCTTCTCAGCTTGTAGTTCCTTACGTTGTTCCATCATACGATCAATCTTATAGGATAGAACCCTGGATTCTTGGCGTATCATCTCGATCTTTGTTTGAACCCTCTCAAGGTTGTATTGTAAGTCTTTGTCTGTCATAGTTTCATACTGGTTTATTTTTTACTGATGTCAATTTTTATTGCATCCTTATTCCAAAGATAGCCTACTAATTTAGTAACCATACCCCTGCCTCCAAAGTCAGTTGTGTGAGGCATACCACGCTTTTCAATCCCGAAGTCATAGTCAGCCTTTTTCATCTTGGTTATGTTCCATACGTATATGGTATCCTTGTACACTGTTACATAAATAAATTGTTTCTTTACTGACTCTGCTATGCCTATGTTGGTGTCAATCTTCATCACCTCAATCACCCAGGGGTCATAAGCCTTACGGCGTACCTTTATCTCAATTAGGTACACATCACTCTCAAAGTCAAAGGGACTACTTCTGTCAATGGCTGGCCGTAGCTCTGGCATATCGGGGTAAGCGTCCATTAGTGCGTGAGCTACTTCTATTTCTTTCATTATAAAAACCTCCCTATGCAGTGATAAAATTTAAAGAAGTCCTCGACTCCCCTCTCCCCTTCTCTGTTCTTGGCTAACTTGTATATTAAATTTGTATAAGGTCCATTGTAGTCCTTGTCCTTGCTGGACTCAACGTCACCGCCTGATGGGTACATTACTAGCACAACGTCAGCATCATTCTCAATATCTCCTGAGTCCTTGAGGTCATACACATCCAAAGCTCCACGCTTGGCACCCTCTCTGTTAACCTGAGCCAGCAGTATCACGGCTATGTTAAGCTCCAGTGCCATTTGTTTGATGCGGTGAGAGATGTTGGCTATGCCCTCATTCTTGCTCATCTTGTTTGAGTTAAATGGTATCAGTTGTAGGTAGTCAATGACCACTAGCTTTACGCCCTTCTTGTTAACGTACCTACGAGTCTGGCTGAAGAGGTCATCAGCACCACGCACTGAGTGCGCCGTGTGGATTGGTAGATTCTCAATCTCCTTTGCTGTGTCCTTGACACGCTGTACTTGTGCATCTGAAGCTGTTTTTTCTTCAACAGTACGCAGGTTTACGCCTGACATAATCTGTATCATACGTCTGGTCAGTTGCTTCTGTGGCATCTCAAAAGAAAATATTAAACAGCTATGGCCGTCCTTCTTTACAGCTTGTAGGGCTATGTACAAAGCTAGGGCTGACTTACCGCAGGATGTAGGTGCTGCTACTGTCATTACTTCACCTGCCGCTATGCCTCGGTTACCTAGATAGTTATCCAATCGACTAGCGTGTGTCCTTACTACATCTGGTTTAAATGTACCATCCCTGATGCTGTCAATCTCTTCAATAATACAACGAGCAGATGTACCTATGTTGGACTCCTTGTCGGACTCATTAGGTATGTCGTTAATGGTAGCCTCAAGTTTGGATTGTATGCTCTGGGCATCAACCTTTTCACTTTCAGCTTGTTCAAGAGCAAGCCTAGATGCACGTATTATCTTACGTAGCTTTGACTTTTCTACTAGTGTATGCACAAGGAATTGCGCCTCAGTAGCCGTAGAAGCGCCGTTCATTATGTCAAGTATACCTGCTATGCCCCCGACCTCATCAAGCCCTCCTGAGGCTTTTAAATGCTCAGTAAGTGCTACTTCGTTTAGTGGCTTGCGTTGTTCTGCTAAAGCACCAATGGCTTCAAATAGGTATTGGCAACGCTTTGTATAAAAATCTTCTGGCGAAAGCCGTGAGCTAACGCTGTCATAAACTTCTGGATTAGTCTCCAGTAAACAAGAAGCTATGAGCTTCTCTTCAGCCTTTACACTATGTGGCTGTTGATATGTCGTCAGGTCGAACTCGTTCATCTTCAAGTGCAGTTAACAGAGAACGAAGTAGTTGACCTATTGCATTATGCTTTATGCGGATATCTTGGGGTAGCTTGTAGGAATCAATTTCATTATGTAGATTTATGGACACCTGAGCTGCTTCTTTTAATTTAGTCATACTTGTTTCGTTGGTAAGAATTGTTGAACACTTGAACCCCCCGCAGGATGCGGAGAGCCAAGCATTCTAGCACAAGGACTTACTCCGATTCTTCTCTTTCGAGCATCCCTATGGCTATCAATGAGTAGCCAATTAGGTCACGGAATATGTCTTTGGATTGGTCGCCGTTTGTATTAACATTAAGCGATCCATCAGCACAGAAAGCCTTAGCTCTCTGGAATTTATCCTGCATCCGAATGCAGATTCCAGTTAGGGGATGAACACCGAACTCGGTTGAACCATCGAAGTTAGCGAATGGATTATCGCAGGTCTCTCCTCCAGTGTAATCGTTGTTCTTGTGAGCGGTCATCTCCAGTATGGAATCCACTTCCTCACGGCGGAACTTATCCCACCATTCCTTGTCGAATGAGGACATTACTTAAAAAGGCGAGTCAGTGTTATATGATGCGCCCGCAGATGCTTGCTCTTTTTGTTCCACTGGGCTAACAGCTAGGGACATAAAGTTTGTCCCACTCTTTGCCTTCTTCTTCCACCCCTTGAGGTAGTAGTCCTTACCCTCTACATTGATCTTACCAGTGTAGTCAGGGTGCGTCTCCTTTTGCTTGCGGTCATTCACAAAGAATGCTCCGCTGTTTGTATTATCGTATTCCATATTATTATTTGGGTTAAAATTCAGTTGGTGCAGTAACAGCTTGGGACTTGTCCTTGCCGTGTGTGTTGGTAGCATCTGGATCTTTGGTA